TTGATGTGGTTGCACTTGTGCCTGTAGCACTTGATAAGGCTAAAGGACTTTTTGTATAATGTATTTCACTTACTACAGCAGATGCTGGAGTAGGTACTATATAAATCTCTGTATTATTTTTTCTTGAATAATATCTTGGTGTGCCTGTTGAAGCACTTGCATAGGGCCAGTAGTCTATTGCATATTCGTAAGGTCTTTGTAATAAAGTTGTAATATTAGAAGATACACTTGTTCTAAATGCTACGTTACGAACTACTAAAGCTCCACTTGGTAGAGTTACATTAGGATTATTTGCTGTTAATGTTACAGATGTATAATAATCTAATCCTGAATCATCTAATTCTTTTATTAAACGATCTTCAGCTCTATTAACAAAAGCAGCAATTTGATCTGCAAACTCTGTAGAATCATTTTCTGCTGTATTAATAATATCAGTTTTTAAATATGAATAGGTTGACATAAAATTATCCTACTATTAAAGTTAAACCTGCAGCATCTGCTGGCATTGATGCACTTATTGTACCATCAAATTGTACACCCATTTCTCCTATATAAATATCTGCAGCTCCACTAGCTGGAACTTGAAATTTAATTTGACTTCCTTTTGAATCTTGTAAATCAAATGTACCTGCCACAGTTGAAATAGCATGAATTGCTATTACACGACTTTTACCTTGATTAGCATAAACAACTCCACTTGCTGCTTTAAAATATGCTTTATAATTTCCTGCCATTTTTTTTTCCTTCTTTAAAACTGGAGAGATGGAATCACTCTCACCTCTCCAGAATTATTAGTATTTAGACTCCAGGATTTCCATACCATCCTCTCCAATCTGAAACACCGAAAGAATATCTTTCACGTGCTTTAAATCGAAGATTTCCAGTATCAAAATCTGGTTCCATTTTAGTTTGTAGAGGTGTTCTAATAAACATCTTCGTGCTATTTGGAACATCTGTTTTTACCCACCAAGCATCTCCATCATTGAATCTTCTATTTACATAGAATCCTTGAGGGACCATACCCATATGTCTTGTAGGATTGATATCATTATCTGAACTGCTAGGTTTTCCCGGTGTGTTCAATATAACGTCAGCAATATTCCAAGAATCTACAGGAATGTGCAATGACATGGCACTTGCTCCTATTAAAATACCTCGATCATCTTTAGTCTTTTGAATTTGAGTTAAAGTTGTTTCAAGGGTACTTTGAGAAAGATCTGCATTTGTACCATTATTTGCATAGTTACTTTGTAGTCCAGCTACAACAGTTGGGTGTGATGCTGAAATAAATGCAACACCATCTCCTATTGCAGAATTACCAGCAGTAAAAGCATTGTTATACAAATCAGCAGCTTTAGCTTGTTTTGTATTTGCCATTGCTCTTGCTAGTCCTTTTGCACGTAACTTAGCGAAAGTATCATATAGATTATCTTCCATTGCTTCTTCAGTTACTGCAAAAGCTAATGCAATAGTTTCGTTAGTATAACGAGCAGTATAAGACTCTGATGCATCATCATAACTAACTGCAGCACCTTCATTTTTAGTTGGTGCTGTTCCAAAACCTGTGAAGAGTACTTCTTCTTCAAAGGCACGATCTGAGTTCTCTATATCATATAGAGGCTCATGTTCATTGTTTACTTCTCCATACTCCAATCCGAAAACTGCATTCAGTCCAGGAAGGAGTTCTTTACTAATACTAGCTCTATTAATAGCCATTTAATTATTCCTTTCTAAACTATACAGATGTTGAAACTTGAGCTTTAACAAAATTACTTCTGTGTCCACTAAGCCAAACTTCAACAATAGGATATTGGTCAGTTGAATTTACATTGCCTCCTACGGAAGCTCCATCAATCATTTTACGTCCAACAATACGTGCATGAGCACCTATTTCTACAGCTTGTCCAACTGCTGCTGCTTCTAAGTGATACCTAGATTGACCAGTAATAGTTGATCCAACAGAGGTATTAGTAACAGAACAAGTATAATTCTTGACTATTCCTATTTCACCATCAGATAAAGTTGCATTCGCTTGAATGTAATATGTTTGTGTAGGATCAGTAATGACATGTAATTTAACATCAGACGCAGATGTTGCACCTGTCCAATGACGAGAGAACTTTGGTTCTCCATCTTCTACATAAGTACATCCTTGAAAAACACCTGAAGGTTTTAATGATGTTCCAGCAGAGGTTTTTATTGTACCTGCTGTTTTAATAACAATCATGTCACCTGTATAAATGTCGTGAGGAAGTAATGAAACTATACCTATTGCAGAATTGGAAACAGGTTGAACAATTTGTCCAAATGCTTCTGTATTCGCTTGACCATCTCTTTTTCGAACTGGAAGAAAACCAAACGGATTATAACTTGTAGCCATTTCAATTTCTCCTATTTGAAAATTTTAAAAAAAAAACAAAAGGTTTATCCCTGAAATTGAGGGGTTCTTCCTTTTGTTACTGTTGATTTAGAATTATTGCTAATCGGCATACGTGAGTTAGAAGCTTTCATTAATTGTGAATTTACTGCCTCCATCTGTTCTGCTGATTTAGCTTTATAAAATTCTTTTTTAGCCTCTAGCTTTTTCGTAGGTATTTTACCTAACGCAACATCTCCACGACTGATGACTCCAGCATAGCGACCTTCCTTCCTCACGAATGAAGTTGCACTCATTTCAGGTACTTCGGTAGGTGTAACAAATTCCCATCCTTGATTTAATTTCTTACCAACATTCATGTAATCATCATTACCTCGTAAGTCGATACGTAACCAACCAAGTGTTAAACCATCATTTGCAAATCTCTGTTTTACATTTTCAGGGATTGAAGTTGCATTAGGTTCTTCATATGTATAATCTGTTTCTTCTCTAGTTTCGGTTTCTCTGTTCTGAGTACTACGTGTATTTAATCGTGTCATTTTTATCCTCCACGTTTCATATTAACTGTTGTATACTCGCCTTCGGCTTTCTCTGTTTTAAGCTTTTCAGCTGCATACTGTTCAAGTGGTATACTCCATTTATTAGCTAATCTTATATCTCCTTGAGATAGTTTAACTTTTTTAGAGTTAGGAGAGGAACGTGAACTCCCTGCTACAACTTGAGATGGTGTTGACGGACCATCTGTACGAATTTCTTTTTCAGCAACAGGTTCTTCTGTTTTAAATTTATGAGGAAATGCTGCTGTAATTCTTTTATCAATCTCTATATAAAAATCAGGATCTTCTGGTGTATATCCTTCATTTTTTAATTCAGCATCAATAGCTAATGCAGATGCTGTCATAATATTATCTTTTCCAAACCATTCATTATTTACAGCCCAATCTTGTGCTCTTGGATCTGGAGCAGGTTGCATTGGTTGTTGTGGTGCAACTTGTGGTTGTTCTAGTTGTGGTTGCTCGTCTGGAAATTGACCTCGTGTTATTGTTAAATTCTTTAAATCTACTTGAGCTTCATTTAAAGCTTCTTGAGCTTTTAAAAGTTTTTCTTTATCTTGACTTTCAAAAGCTTCTAAATAAGAATTTCTTGCTAACTCAACTTTATCATTTAATTGTTTTTCAGTTGCATCTAAATTTAATTTACTAACTTTATTAAACTGTTGTTGTTGTTTAGTTGTTGAATGTTTTAAATTTTCATTTTGTTGAATAAGTTGTTGAATCTGTTCATCTCGTTCTTTTCTTTGACGAATAAGTTGCCTTATTCTTTTTTGAGCACCTTCAGTTTCAATTCCTTTTAATTCTTCAGGAGTTTCTTCTTGTTTAACTTCTGGTTGTTCTGTTTTCTCTTCTGCTTTAGTAGGCGAAGAAGCTTCAACTTTTTCATTCTCTTCACCTTCTACTTCATACTGCACTTTATCTTCTTGTTTATTTTCTGTTTCAGGAACTTCTACTTCATTCCATTCTTCTTTGTCTGCCATGTTATCCTCCGTTGTATACGACACAAACGCATTACGTATTATTGTTATTACTTATATTATACCATACTTTTTCCTATAATGCAAGTTTAAAATGAACCTTTTGTTAAATTAAATGTAGGATCTAAATCTGTAGGATCTTCAACTTTCATAATTACTTGATCATCAAATAATAATAATAGTCTAACTCCTTTATAAAATAATTTTTGTCCTACATGTTTACCATAGGCAATGTAATCATTCTTCTTACACCATGCACCATTTGGAAATTTATCTGGATCTTGATAAGCTAACTCACCAAGTTTTAATACTCTTCCAACTGTAGTTAAATATGATATATCTTCTCTTGTTGAATCAGGTAAGAGAATACCACCTTTTGTTGTTTCTTTTATACTAATAGGTCTTACAAGAATATGATAACCAGGAAGATCTGGTAAAACTCCTGGATCTTTCTGATCATCATCTGTAATCCACAGATCATTCTTTATACCTTTTTCTAAAGCTACTTGTTGCATTAGTCATCATCCTCTTCAGCATAAGTTCGTTTTTTAATTATATCTTTTAAATTTTGTTTCGCCCATTCTATACCATAGATAGAGCCAACTATTTGCCTATAGTGAGAATGATCTTCTGCAGATCCTGAACCTAATTGATTTTTTAAATTCATAATTTCCTCACTATAAGCTTCGACTACTTCATCCCATATATCCATTGATTAAATTTCTGCACATGCGTAACAGTTAATCTCAAGACCTACAGATATTTCTTTTATATTAGGTGATTTCCACATAATATATCCTTTCTATATTATATTATTAATTAAGCAATAGTTGCAATTGGTGAAGATAATGCTTCAGCTTTCCATGTAGAATTAGTACCATCATCACTTATACAAGTAAGTCTAACTCTTGAATTAACAACTGTTGAGTTAGGTAAAGTTAAAGTATCACCTGCAACATCACTAGCAGGATTAGCTGCAGTACCACCCATAAGTGATAACGCACCAAACCAGTTAGAAACTGCTGAACCTGGTAATACAAAAGTTACAGTCTTACCACCACCTACAGCAGTAGTAACAATAAACTCATAAGTAATTCCAGGATTAGATGTACTTAATGCTGGCATATTAACTACAATATCACCAGTTCCATCTATAGTAAATATAGTTCCAGATTCTGCTGCAGTTAATGTATCTGTAACAGCACTACCAGTATTAAAAGTAGAGTTATCTATTTTTTGTTTTATTGTTATATTTCCAGTAGATGCTATGTTACCAGTACTATCAATATTACCACTTGAATCAATAGTAAAGTTATCGGTTGCTACTCCGTTTGATAAGGATATCTGTTTGAATCCTCCTTCAGACCTAATAGGTCCATTAAATGTTGAGTTTGCCATTTTTCCTCCTTAGAAAATTAAACTTATCGTCTTGGCTTGTCTGCTAGGGCAGTCGATAAGTTGTATATAAATCCCTAGTAAAATTAATAATTTGTTTGAGATTCAGGGTCACCTCGTAGACAATCTCTTTTATCAAAACCTGTAGCATTCTTTGCTATAGGATCTCCAAAAGTATCTCGTCCATTAGGAACATGATCATTTATACCAAATTTATTTTTTGCATTATTATCTTTAACTTCTACAGAACCTTTTTGTAATCTAGGTGAACCTGCTCCGTCATTAGGATAATGTACTGCTCCATATTGTGGCATATTATTTCTCCTTCTCTAGTTGTTGCATTAGTTGTAATGTTAATTGTTCTTCATTTTTTTCTTCTTCTTGTTGTAATTTTGTTGCATTTTCTAAAGCTTTTAAATTTGCTTGCTGACCTTTTAATTCAATATCAGCTTGTTTTCCTGCAGATTGATTTAAAAGCTTTTGTTGTTCTAATTGTATTTTTTCTTCTTCAATAGCCATCTTAGCCATAACATCCATTTGTTTTAAAGCTTCTCTACTTGATCTATCTGCATCAGCTTTTTGAGATTTAGTTGCTAAAGTTACTCCAGCTTGTTGAGCATCAATAATTTGTTGTTGACGTTTAAACTCAAGTTCTTGCATATCTAATGCCATTTCAGCATTTTCTTTTACAGCATCAAGTTTTAATTTTTCTTTTTCTAATTCTACTCTTGCTTGTTCTAATGAAACCATTTGTTGTTCAGGTGATTGAGCTTGACCCATTGCCATATTAGCATTAAGAACATCTTTAGCTGCCGCTGCCATAACAGTTTCAATAGTTGATGGAGTACGTTGTTCTGGTGGTAATTGTTCTACCATAACTCCAGTAACTCCACTCATTTGTTCTTGATATTTCATTATAGAATGTTCTTGTACATTCGCTTCAAGAACTGGACGCAATCTTTGCATAATAGGATTCTTACCATTTATAGGATCTTGTAAGTATGCCATCTTCACTTGTATATGTGCATCATGGTTTTGTCCTGGAAATGCAGCAATAGGTAAACCTTTTGTTGCAGCCATAATATCTGATACAGGGTCCATAGGTTGTGGTTTAGGTTCTGGTGGCAGTATCTCTTCCATATTAGGCATATTAGCAGCATTAAGTATTGTTCTATTTAATGCTTCAAGATTAAACATTCCTGGTGGAGATTGTTGTGCCATTTGTAATGCCATATTTGCTAACATCATTCTATGAGCATTACTTGGTATATTTGGATCACTTACTGGAACTACATCTACAGCTCCATCAAAATCTTTTTTGAAAATACTTCGACTTTCATTTGGAACATCATATGGATATTCTGTTGGTAAGTAATCATAATCTATTTGTGCAATAATTTTAAATTCATTACGTTGAGCTTTGTGTAGTCTTTTGTGAATTGCTGAGAAGAACTTACTTGATGCTTCTATTAAAGCCATAGTAGTTCCAACAGGTCCATAGGAGGCAGCATCAGAAACTATTTGTTCTGTGCTGTCTGCAAACTTCTGACCAGCAGTAGTTACAAATTGTAGCATTTGATATAGTGTTGAGGAAGGCTCTTTATAAGGGAGAGGTATAATAGCCTTTGAGAGATCTATACCAGTTGCTTCAACCTCCTTGAACTCACCTGGAGCAATAGGTTCGTTATCACCAACCATTCTTACTCCTTTAGCCTTAAACCCTCCTGGTAAATTTGAGAACTGTCCAGCATCTACGAGATTACGCATTGCTGCTGTAGCTGTCATAGTTAAATTACCTAAGAAGTGTATAAGACCAAGACCATAGAACCCAAATCCTGGAACAAATCTATAATGTACAAAATGGATTCGTTTTTCTTTGTTAGGATCATCAGGTTCATAATTTCTACGAATACTTAATATTTGTCTTGATTGTTCTTCAATCGTTACAATGTAAGGAGCAAATTCTCCTTCTTCTGTTTCATCATCAGGAATATCAAGATGAACATGTTGTTCTAATAAAACATATTGTGGATCTGAATTACCTGTTGAAGATAAACCAAGTATTGTATCCATCTTAGATGCAAAAGAACTAGCTGTTGGATTTGTTGCTTCTGGTAATTCAATATCAGAATAAATTCCAGAATCTAAATCTCTTTGCATATCTATTGGATTTTTATAAATGATATGGGTATATCTATCAGCTTTACGTAAATCAGAGGCATAGTATGATACATAGAACTGATCTATTGGAATAAATTCTGCAACAGGTCTTTTTAAATGTTCATCATAATAAACTTTTTTAAATGCAGAACCTATTAATGGTAAATGAAAAAGCATTCTTTCCATTTCATCAAAGTATTCTGGCATCTGTTCAGTTAACTGATAGTTCATAAAGTTTTGAACACGATTAGCTTGTTCTTGTTTTTGAACAGATTGTGTACCAAGTATCTGTGATTTAACAGGACCACCAGATGGAAATAATTCTTGTGAAGCTTTTGCTTGGAACTTAACTGCAGATTCTATCAGTAGGGGGTGAACTGCTGTACACGCACCTTCAAAAGGTTCACTAGCATCTTCAAGTTTTAATCCTAATAAATCAAAACCTCTTTCAAACATAGATTCCCAATCGCCTCTGGAATCTTTATCAGCTTGAAAGTTATCTAATACTTCATTAGAAATAAATGTTAGAGAATCATTATCTAAGTTATCTGCAATATTACTATACCATTGTGTTGCAGATCGTTCTGTTTCAATTTCTGTAGACTGATCAAAATTAACAATGACTCCCCCATCATCTGATAATTCAAAAGTCGTTTCAGTATTTTCTGTTTCTTTGACAGCTTCCATAGGCACAACATTTGGTGCATCCTGTGGCATCTGTTCAAATGGATTTTTTTCTGTCGCCATTATATAAACCTCTCTTCTCTCTGATTATGTTGGCTTTCTTTGTCTTTTTCAAGTTTTAAATAAATTGCAATGTTTGGATCGTATAATTCAATTTGATTTTCTGGAGGGTATTCTGTAAAGATTTTCGATTTGTCAAATGTAGACAATTCATTCATTACACCTTCCCATGTTTATAATACTATTATACCATTAAACTCGCCAGTATGCAACTCTTTTTTTATTTTTTTTATTATCATCATCCCAATCAGGATCTTCTGGGTGTGTTAAGTGCCAAGATGCTTTCATGTAATGTATTGCCATTGTCATTGCATCTACTTGGTCATCATGTGCTGCATTAGGAAACTGTAACATCTCTGT